ATTTAATTAAATTATGGGGATAATCGGCGCGGCGCGGCAAGGCGCGGGGCGTATATGGGCGCGGCGTGGGCTATATCGGGCGCAAAACGCAAGGCAAAGGGCAAGCGCGGCGCAAGGGCAAAGGCAAGGCGCGGCGGCGTGGCGGTTATAGGTTAGCCGTTGCCGCCATGTAATCGGCGCGGGTGTACTCTACCGCGCCGCGCTCCGTGTAATGGATAAACACCCCTTTTTGCTCCGCCGCCGTTTTGACGCTATGACATGGGGCGCAAAGGCTTTGGAAAAGGTTACGCGCAAAAGCGGCGGGGGCTATTTGTCGCCATGCAAATACATGGTCAACGGCTTGCGCTTGCGTAACTTGCCCACGGGTTAAGCATGAAGCGCAAAGGGGAGCGGCGCTTAATTGCCGCGCCCGTATGCTTGCCCATGCCGCGCCCTTATAGGCGGCGTTAGATTCAAAACGGGCGGCGCTTTGTTTAGGCTTGCCCCCATGGGTTTCACAATAAGCGGAGCCGATAGCGCGGGGGGCTTTGCACCGTAACGCTTCGCAAGTGTTGTTTTTTGGTAACGTGGGCAAAATATTTTCACTTTCTAAGGGTTTCCCCCCGTTTACTTTCCTAAACTTTGCTCTATACTATGAAACATGACGCAAGCAAGGGGCAAGCGTCAAAACGTAAAAAAGGGGTTTTTTATGACAAAGCAAGAGCAAAAAACGGTTAATTTTATTTACAACGTAACGGCGGCGGCGGTTTGCGTTATTGTAGGCGTAACGCTTGCGCTTGCGTACTTTGACGTTTTGACTAAATAAGGGGTACAACATGGCTAAAACTATTTATATGCAAGAAGCGGGGCGCGTTTTCTTTACGTCATACCCCGAATACCATAAAAACGCCTTAAAGCTGCCGCAAGCCAAAGGCGCGGCGCTCTATCGTGAGCAAGTAAAAACAGAGCTTTTAGAGCGTATCAAACCCGCTCAAAAGGTTTATTGCAACCTTAAAAGCGTATCGGCAAGCGGTATGCAGCGCCGCATAGAGCTTTTTATCGTGGAAAACGGCGAAATATGCAATATTTCTTTCGCCGCCTCTATCGTAACGGGCCGCAAGTTTTCAGACAAAGGCGGCATTATTTGCAACGGTTGCGGCATGGATATGGGGTTTGACCTAGTTTATAGCTTAGGCTCCGCCCTTTGGCCCACGGGTACACCCGCGCCGCATGGCAAGCGCAACGGCGAAGAAGATAACGCGGGCGGCTATGCGTTGCGCTCCGCATGGCTTTAAGGGGTGCAAAATGGCAAAAATTAAAACCGTCACCTATACATTGCCCGCTTTTTGGGCTTGCCCGTTAATAAACGGCGACGAAAGCGGGCTTTCGGATGAAGAAAGCGAAGCCTTGCAAGCATGGCAAGAAAGCGAAGCCGTGGGCGCTTGCGTGGGCGTAACGGATAGCGAATTTTTCGCCCCGTGGCATGATGCAATTGCCTTTGCTTTGCCTTGCTCTTGCTTAGAGTTTACGTTTTACAAAAAGGGGCAAAAAATGGAAATCTTGTTTTTTCCTTGCGTTACTGATTTGCAAGGCCGCATTTTGAAAAAAGTCACAGATAAACCCATGACAAAAGAACAGGCGGAGCAATTTTTAAAAACGCATTTTTTAGCGGCATGGCGTAATTGCGAAGCCATACCGCAACCGCAAAAAATGCAAGGCTTACACAATTAAAAGGGGTAAAAAATGACGGTATCAACTGAAAAAACGGCGCAAGGCGCGTGGCGTGTCTCCGCTATCGTGGGCGGGTATCTGGTTTCTATGCAGTACATGGGGCACACAAAAAAAGAAGCCGTGGCAAGGTTCAAAGAGCAACACAAAGGGGCGAAGCATGGATAAATTTAAGACAAAGGCGGGGCGGCTTACGCCTTACGCTTTCGCTTGCGGCTACATTGAAACCAAAGAAAGCGGCGGCGTTACGCTTTCGCTATTTGTTGACGGTTGCACCCATGTTCAAGCGCGGAGCGACAAAAAAGGGCGCTTTTTGTGGCAATGCTTTGACACTATCACGCAAGGGCGGCGCTTTTTTGACGCGCAAGCAAGGAAACTAAACAAAGGGGCGCAAGCATGAAAGAAATAACCGCATATCAATGCAGCGACGGGGCAATTTACGCAAGCGAAGAAAACGCAAAAGCCCACGACGAAGATTTATTGGGGCAAGAGCTTGACGGCTTGCTTAGGCTTTTTGGGCTTGATTTAACTAGAAATCAAGAGTACACGGGAATTCTTTGCGCCATGAAAAAACGCAAAGAATTAAGCGCGGCGGCGGCTCTAATCTTGAAAATTATTGAACACGGAGACAATTAAGAATGAAAAACGGAACAATTGACAAACTTTGCGAAGCTATCAACAAAGCGCGGGGCGTAACGTACCCGCAAAAGGGTTATTTAATGTTTTCAGATATACGGGGCGACGGTACAAAACGCCGCCGCCGTGTTTACTCCGTGATGAATGACGGGGGCGGGGTTTGCGCGGTTTATAACGGTTCATACCGTCAAACCGCAAAAAACTTAAGGCAAGTTTTAGCGGAGCAAGAGACAAACCAAAAGGGGCAAGCATGAAAACCGATTACGAAATAACGGGCAAGCTACACAAAAAATTAGAAGCCTACACAAAGGGCAACGCTTCGCAAGCCATGCCCGATACGGCGGCGCTCTATTATTTTGGCTCTACCGTACAGTTTAAAACGTGCAAGAGCTTTAAAGCGTACTTAGAGCAAAAGCACAAAGGGCATTTTTTCAAAGTTCAAAGGGGGTAAACATGGGGTTTTTTTGCTTTGCCGTTTTTTACGGCTCTAAACAATTACGGGTTTTCCCGTTTTCCATGCAAGAAAAAAGCGATATGCAACGCGCAAAGGCGCTTGCGCTTGATATGCAAGCAAAGGCGGCGGCGGCGGGTTATCAATACACCGTGGAATTTTTTAACGGCTCCGGCGTGGGCGTTACAGTGAAAAGTTAAGCCGCCCCCGTGGGCGGTTTTTTTTGCGGCTTTTTGTAAGCGGCTCTAAAAATGGGCGCGGCTTAACCGTGGGCGCGGCTTTTTAAGGCGGCGCGGGTTAACCGTGGGCGGCTTTGCGCGTATCGGCGCAAGGGTAGAGCGTGGGCGGCGTTTTGCGTATATGGGCGCAAGGCGTAACCGTGGGCGGCTTACAAAAAGCGGCGCGGAGTATTTGCGGCGGCGCAAGGCGTAAGCGTGGGCGGCTCTATATGGGCGCGGCGTGGCTTTGCGTGGGCGCGTGGGCGTTGCATGGGCAAGCGTGGGCGCGTGGCGGCGTATACGGGCGCGGCGGCTTTGCATGGGTGCAAGCATGGCGGCGCGGTGTATCTGAAAAGCGGCGCGGCGGCGGTCAAAAAGGCGCGGCGGCGTGGCGTGGGCAAGGTTAAAAAGCGCGGTTTTTAGGCGCTTTGCGTGGGTTTCATGCGTGGCGGCGGGTTATCCGTGGCAATAGCTAAAAACCCCGCAAAACGGGCAAAAAGCGCGGCGCGGCGGGTGCAGCATGGGGCGCGGATAGCGGCGCGGCGTGGGTTTATACGGCGCGGCGGCAATGCCTTAAACCGTTGATTTTAAACGCTTTTTTGCGTTTTGCGCGGCGCGGCGCGGGGTCAAAACTTTACATAATTTGACCCTATACCCGACTCGGATATGTGGAAATAGGGGCAAAAAAATGTCCCTAGACCCCCCACCTAGGATTTTTAAAAAAAAAATTGGACGCTCATTTTTCCTGTGGAAATTTTTTTTCCACAATGTCCACCAGTGGAGATTGATTTTCTTTTTTGTCGCCAGAGTAACCGCTTGCGTAAGCGGCTCTAGCCACTGCCAACGCCTTGGCTTTGGTGTCGAATGGGCCTCTCGACCCCCAATACCATTTCCCTTTGACGTTACGCAGCGGCATGGCTTTACTTCAAGAAGCGCAGCTTGTAGAGCGTTGAGTTGATGAGGTTGGCAATGTTGTCAACTTCGTTTTGCAGTTCGGGGTCTTGAGGGAAGTTCAAGTTAACACGCAATCGCGCAACCTCGTCTTTGAGGTACATCATGTAAGCCAGAGGGTCTTCTGGCAGTTGGTATGTTGGTTTGTAATTTGTGAGCAAGCCGTATTTACCTTGGAACGCTTCAACAAATGCGTCAATAAGGTCGCCCATTTCACCGTAGAAATTTCCAAGTGCTTTGTGGGCCGAGTAGCTTTGCGTTGACAAGTGCAGGATGTGGGCGTTGGTCACGCTATGCAACAGACACATCACGAAGTCCATTACGGGGTCTGAGTTCTGATTCAATGACTCAGGGACTTTTGCTACGAACTTGACCATGACTTGCCTTTCAAAATTGGTTGCCGTGACTGGAATTGCACCAGTGATCTTTTGGTTATGGGCCAAACGAGATAGCTACTTCTCCACACGGCTGTGGGTTGTTGGTTGCCTGTAATTCATGGACGTAGGCTCGCGTTCAGGCTGCGAAATAAAGCACCACTATTCACACCAACACGACTGAGAACTCACCAGATTCAATCATCTGACTTAGGCTGTCTCCAACCAGAATTCTCATGCGTGTTAGCCCACGGTATGCAGACCCGTCCGTGGAAGGGTGAGGAGTCTAGCTCTGCATTAGCTGCCCGGAAATTGACTCAGGAACTCATCATACTCTGGATTGTTTGGAATTGGAACATCTTGAGGCCATAAACCTCGCTCGACCATTTTCCTTACCGTTGCGTAATGAGCCTTCATCCAAATGACAATTCGAGTTTCTCGATCAAGCATACCCGAATCAACCATAGTGTGACAAGAGAAACACAAAGCAGCAATGAGGTTGTCATCAGCCTTAATTCCCCTGCCTTTGCCGCCTCCCCAATTCGTATGGGCGGCAACCACAGTGCCATCATTAGAGCCACAGTGTTGACATTCCATGTGTCGAACATTGTCAAGAAGTTTGCGACTGCGGACATATTGATGCTTTGGGAACCTCATGTAATGGTGGTCACGTTCTTACCGTGGCTCCGTATGTAGTTTTTGGTCTTCTCGATCATACGCTCATAAGTTGAGCGCGGTACACTGGTTCGTTGAAGGTCGTGGTATTCCATGATTTCACCCAAAGCCTTGAGGCCAACGCCACTGAGGACGATTTTTTTGGTTGTTTCGTATCGCTTGGCTGCGTCATACAAAGCCTGTTGAGCAATAGAGCAATGCTCCAGCACTTCGATACCGATTCCTTCCCTACCCATTGTCTCGGCAATGTTCATCATGTCCACCATAAGCTGCCACTCTTGGACTGTGGCTGTACCAGCTTTCATGGCTTCAATGGCTGTAATCTCTCCTGTACGAAGTTGATTCAATGAAGCCAAGTCAGTGATGCAAGCACCCGCGATTGCGTGAGCAATGGGGTTTATCTGAGTAGACCAGACTTTGCGTTTGCATCGCTTTCTCATGCCACACCCCTTAACTTCTCACGCACTTGGTCACGAGTCAACCCTAGGTTGAACACGCTATTCTTGATATACATCCCTTTGCGCTTGGCTTCGTATCGGCGCTTGATTTCTTTTGGGTTTGACTTTGGCTTTTTGGCGTCTTCTTGGTCGCCCAAGTCATACACAGCGCGGGGATAGCGTCTTGCGCCTTCCTCGTCATACACATACATCTTGATGTAGATACGCTTTGGAGTCAAAGGGAATGCCTTTGTCATGCGGGTCAATGTGGCAGATATGTCACCCTTTGGGCGATTCAGACAGTCAGAGACTTCCGAGGTTGTCATGGGGCCATATTCCTTGAGCGCGTCAAGGACTGCATTGGTAAGTTTTCCGTAATCTTTTCTCATGTCATTTCTTTATTGGAGGTTGACTGGCAAGCCAGCGTTCAAAGTTTTCGTCTATCTTGCTTTTCTTTTGTCTTGGCTTTTGGATTCTTGGCTTTCGTTTGGGTTTTGGTTGGTCTTCATATACAGGCCAAGGGGCGTTTGGCGCTAGTACAGTTTTCATGCTTTATCTTTCTCAGGATAAGTTTTGATAATTCGACCATCGCTTTCATAGTCAGACCATTTGACAGGTTGTTGCGTGTTCTTCTCCTTGAGTTTGGCTTCGATGGCGAGATACAAATACATCATCATTGGAGACCATACAGGGCCAAGTTCTTCCTGAATCCTTTGCCACTCACGAATTTCGTGTCGTTCCTCATCCGTCAGCCCAACCCATTCACGCTTTGGCTTTGGCGGTCTGTCTCCATGAATACAGGTTGTGCAGTCTTCATGCCCAAAGTTAGTGTTTCCTTTGTCGTAGCAACTTCTAATACAGCTCATGCTTCCCCCTTAATGCCGTGGGCGGCTTTTTGTTTAATCCATATTGATGGTTGCGTTTGGATAGACAAAGAGCCAAACATTGGCAGGTTTATTCCTGCGTGAAAGTTGAAGCCTCGTCCTCGGTAAACGCGAATGAAGTACACGCCTGTTTGCCCCGCATTGCGTATCGAATAACTGATTGACCAGCGCCATGTGATGGAATTTGGGTTGTGCCATGACGCCACGATAAAGCTATTTATTGGCGTTCCGTTGGAGTGCATTCGTTTGAAAAAAGTCAGTCCCATGTCTTACTCCTTAATGCCGTGGGCGGCAGTCAATGCAATGCGTGCGTCATGCAGATAGTCATTGCCGTACACCTTCCACGAATCTTCCTCGTCAACATTGCACGCTTGGCAGTGCGCCTTGTTTAACGCACGCGCAGCTGCAACCACCATGTCATCCGTCAGCGGCTCACGCTTTGGCTGCTTCTCTGCCTCTGCGATGGCTTGGCGTAGGGATGTGATTGCTTTGTCGGATTTGATTCCAATGTCTGCGTGTGCTTCCAACGCCTCAAGCGCCAGCGTCAGTGCTTCTTTGTGTGTTGTCATGGTTTAACTCCGCATCTTTGACAGGCTATAAAGAAAAATTGTTTTCGTGTACCGCAGTTGTGGCAGCAGTTGTAAGTCATAGCGGAGCCTCTGGCAGTTGTGCGCGTTGTTGTTGCGCGTATTCTTTGATTTGCTTGGCAGTCCAAGGAATAGCGCCTGTTGCTGGAGGGAAAGGCCAATTCATAGCGACCTCCCAATTGCTTTGCTGACAATCTTTAATGCTTCGGCTCGTGCTTCGTCAACAAGACCGCAGACAGACAGATGCTCAACAATTCCAAATTCGCCTCTGTCAGCAAACGCATCTTTGAAACAGCTATAACCACGGCTTTGCAGCTTTTCAATGAGATCGTCATCGTCAAGCTCATCAATCAAGTCATCCGTCTCTACCCATACTTCTACATACGGCATCGTTTTCCCCTTTTTCAGTTTCTACCAACCCCTCTGTTGGTATAGCTGAGTATACACAATCTTTTCTATGTTGATGTTGTATTTTTGCCAATAAATTCATGGCTGTAACACAAACGCTTTGCGTGAGCCAAACGATAGTTTTTATTTGTCCAATTTTTTTCGCTTTTTGAGTCTTTTCTTACTTTTTGATTTTTGCTTGTTGGCTTCCACAATTTTGAGTTGTTTCTGTACTCGCCTAAACGTGATGAAGATGACTTACTGAAATACCTACCACCTTCCGCCAAAACCATTTCACCCATTGCATCGGAAATTCTTACGCCAAGACCAAGCCCTTGGAATTCTGGAAGAACAACGGTTCTGTGTCCTCTCCAAGCATTTTTCAATGTTCCGCTTGGAAGTGGAATTACAGCAGCAAATCCAATTGCTGTTCCTTCCCACTCGACAATCCAACATCGTGCAGAACGATTGATGTTTCCTGTGAGATAGTGATGCTTGCTGAATAACGACCATGCCCCAACGGTAGACGGTATGAGTTCCAACTTAATAGTCGGTCGCCTTTCCACCCCCCTTGTTGACAATACGCCAACAGTTGTGTCAAACACCCAATCTGGTTGAAGCCACTCAACAATGTCGTAATGACAGGTGGCAAAAACAATGTTTTTTAAGCCTTCTTTTCGTATGTGCCTTGCAGTTGCATAGGAACATGACTTTGCAACATTTCTATCAACAACAGATGTAAATTCATCAATAACAGCGCCACTGTTTAATCTACGAGCAAGGTCTGCCCTGAATTTTTCACCAGTGGAAAGCACATGGTATGGTTTTACCCACACAGGCACAGAGTTAAGACCAACGGCTCCCAATCTTGAAATCGCATCGTCAGAACTTTCAAAATGCGAACAGATTGATTTGTCACTTGACCACTCAACAGAGTTTTCTACGCCAAATTGCTTGAGCAGCGTTGATTTACCAGAACCAGACGGGCCAACAATCAATCCAATTTGAAAATCTTTTGGCGCATCCAATTTTGGAACTTCAAACACACTTGTTCCATCAAACTCAAAATCAAACGCGCTTGCACATTGAGTTGTAATTTCATCTATCTCAACTTTTGATTCCAATATTGTCATTTTGTTCCTTTTCTTTTTTGCTTAACAAGTCCCCATTCGATGAATCGCTTGGTTGAGAAAAGTATACTCTATCTTTTTCATGTGCCTGTTGTTTTTTTCCAAAGATTCGATCAAAGTTTGATGCGAACACTTCGTCACTCACACTGAATGGTCTTGGTGCAGACCCTTTTCCACCGTCACTCATCTTTAAACCCCAAGTCTTTTTTGAATTCAGCCAAGCCAATCACCATGTCACGCGCTTGCGTGTAGTCCAAGCAAACGTAGTAGTCCTGCGTAGTGCAGTTGTGAGCAGGAAACTTCACGATGAACCCATTGCCAGTGTCCGTGACTGAGCAGCAAACGGTTCCTTGAATCTCTTGAACGTAGCCTTTGCCGCGAACAACGATGGACTCGTTTTCTTTCTTGTAGACAAGGTTTTGAGTTAGCTCATCCGTAATGGTCTTCATACATTGGTTCCTTTATGTCGATTCCGTTTTGAGCAGACCAAGCAAGTAGCCATTCAATGAAGTCAGCGCCTTCGGCTTTGCTAAATTTGCGGCTCTGTCTTCCAAGCTGGACGACCCGTTGACCATCAAGCGATTGAACAACCTCTCCGCCAGAGATTTCACGGTCAATGCACCATTGGTCAATCAGAAACCGTTTCCAGTCCTCAACCGTCCATCTTGCACCAGCGTGTTCCGCCTGTTTTGCAATCTGTCCAATGATGGCGTGGAATTTTTTGTTCTGAGGATTGCTACGGCTTTCCTCAGTCACTTCCAAAATTACTTTTTTGCCAGATTGGATGATCTCTTTGATCTTAGGCCACACGATGAGCATTACACCGTGGGCTTGTTTTTCTTCGTAGAGCTTGTATTTCACAGGCGTTCTGTAACTAAGGTTGCGTAACCAGCAATGTCGTGCCAATGGTCATGGTGATTTGGGTTTCCGTTCAAGATTCGAGCAATCTTGTGGGCAATCATTTCCAAAGCCTCAACCTGATCTGGAGCCAACTCATTAACGCCATGATCTCGCATCACGTCTTTCAAGCTCTGAGCAATCAAAGCATGAGTGATGAAGTTGCCATGTGTCTTTTGGCGCTCTTTGAGTGTCTTTTGAATTGTCATGTCTTTTCCTTAAAGTAGTTCAACTATCAATTTGCCCGGCTTCGCGCCGAACTCCCGATGAATCTCGATAGGCTCAAAGAACTTATCGTTAATCATCAACGCATCTGCCAATCCGTCCAGCGCGCCTTTTGCCGCAGCCAAACAGTTGTCAGAATCTCTTAGTCGCTTGTCTGGCATTTGGAATGTCAGCTTCAAGCGAATGTTCCATCCGTTGTGTTTCCATCCGTTGATTTGGTGCTTTGCGAGAAACGTGGAGTTGTCTCGATAGTCACTACGGACTTGATACAGCTTTGCCCAATGAGTTCCTTTTGCTCGATTTGGGAAAAGCTCCGCAGGAGGAAAGCCAAGTTCAATCTTCATAAACCCACTTTCGTTTTGGAATGCCAATGGTGCATAGTTTTTCAACATAAACCTTGCACATATCCGTGGCAACGTAGATGGTGCTTACACGGTCTTCTGGTTTTGACAATCGCAAGAAACCAAGCTCAACAAACCAATCAATTGATTCTCGAACGGCTGGAGCAGTGAAGTCGCCTTCACGAAAGTCCTCTGCGGTTGTTGCGTATGTAATCGCAATCGTAATTTCAAGGGGTGTCATTTTTTACTTTCAGTTGGACAAGGCGAGTTTGGAAACAACGAGTGCAGTGATAGATGACACGACCCTCAACCAATGTGGGCTTTCCCCAATCGGTTTCTACCCAACGATGTTTGCATTCAGTAGTCATCTTCGGTTCTTTCTACTTTTTCGTGATACCCACAAACACAGCAACACCAAAACAGATAGTTGCCAGTCTTGGACATTTCAGTTCCGCACACAGGGCAGTTTGGGCCTTCGTCGTCTTCATCTTCACTTTGCATTTTTAAACCTATTCATGCGTTGTCTCAAATCCAAAGTAGCGGACTCGCCTCTGATTTTTTGCATTGCCGTTAAGTGTTCCTGCCACCAAGTACTTGTGGCGGCTAATCCAATCGTCCGCACTTTCTCCCTGTACCGACTTATCCACTCCCTCGCTTCGCAATCCCTCATGTGTTCGAGTTCCGCTTGGCTTATTCCGCCTTTGTAGGTGCTTGGGCGCTCCAATGGTGGCCCATACAGTCTTGGGGCTTCCTTCTGTTTGCGTTTCGTTGCCATAGGTCATAACGTCTTTCCAATCTCTGCTGCTGCTCTTACGATTGCTCTGCGGGTTGCTGCGTATGTATCTGTCGGTTTTGGTAAGACATAAAAATACTCTGTCACAAATTCATCGCTTGCGCCAAAGCAAACTACAACTCTGTCAAAGTCAAGAATCACATCCATTTTCAACTTCACAGCCAAACGCAGCGCATCACCATCGTCTGTTAGCGGGTCAAACCATCCTCTAGGCCATTCATCTGCTTTTGTCATGTAACCAATAAACCTATCATCACCTTTTTTGGTGACGTTGTTTACTTGCATTGGTATAAGTTCAATTCCAGCCGCTTTAGCCGCCATCTCCAATAGTTCTTTGTCTGTCATACCTTCATCCCCTTCGTCAGTTCAGCCATCTTTGCTCGAATGTTCGCAGGAGGTGGCACAGCCGATTTCCTATCCTCCTCGATTTTCTTCAACGCCGCATCGTGGTTTGGCGGGGTTGGGGTCGTCATGTGAGCCACATCCCTGCCGGGCAGTGGGTTTGGGTTGTTCGTCACCCAATCGGCTCGAAACGACTGCCAATTGCGCACCACGCATTCGATGAGGGCTTTCTCCAACGTCCACCCTGCTTTCTGCGCTTGCTCGGCAATCGTGTCCACCACGAGCTGCGTGAGCTGCGCTTTCTTCGCTCTGCGATGTTTGACAAAGGATTCCCAAACTTCTGGTGACACGCCGACAGGCGCAGCGACCGAAGGGCGCTTTGTATTCTTTTCTTGGTTATTGGTTATTGGTTGTTGGTTATTGGTTAGTTGAACGTCCGTTGAACCAGTGTTGAGCCTACGAGCAGCAGATGCTTTTCCTGCCCTTGACGCTTGTTCGATTTTTGCCCTGAAATGGTTGATTTCCTTGTCTGCGCGACTGTTTACCCAACCGATTTCGCTCAACTCAAAGAAGGTTTCAAGGACAAATTTGACCTCTTGCTCGTGATCTTTCATGCCGATCTGACGTGCAACGGCTGCTATACCGCAGTTAAGCGGACGTTCGTGGAGGTAATACTCGTCAAGCAAGCGGCGATACGCCAAGTCTTCGAGCAAAGACAGATTTCGTGTGTGACTGGAATAGTCACCGATATTGAACTGGTAGTAGTGCATTGTTTCCCCGTTCTCGCCCCTTCTTGAAGAAGAAACAGAGGCAGGGGAGAAGGGGGAACCCTTTTCGGTTGGGGAGCAAATCCCAACCTAGCCTTGTTTCAAACAACTATATCACACTTCTTTGACGAAGATGCCTTCTGCGTTCATCGTACCTTTGCGGTCTTTGATTTCGTTGTAGGCAGATGCCAAACAATCGGTCAAATTCACGTCCAACAAGGCACAGATGTTGATGAGGCACACCACGGTGTCACCAATGGCGTCAATGGCCTCATAGCGGTCATTTTTTACCAATGCGTCACGCAGCTCGTCAAGCTCCTCTGCGGCTTTTTTCCATTGGGCAATGGGGGTGCTGTTTGGGATGATCTTACGAGCCTCCGACCATTGGATGACTTTCATTTCGACTTCTGCGTAACTCATGCTTTTTCCTCTGTGAACCATTCAGGTTTGATTAAACGAAGTTGCCATTCTCGCTGACGAGGGATTTTGTCTCCCCAATGCGATACAGCGCCCTTTGTGATGCCAAGCAGCTTTGCAAGTTTGATTGCACTGCCAGCGAGTTTGATTGCTTTGCGTGTGTCCATGCACCTAAGTATACGTTGATTTGACTCAACAAGTAAAGCCCCCTCAACCTACTCAAGTTTAGATTGCACAACCGTTTATTCATGTATACTGAGTTCGTCACGATGTTGTGGCAAACAAGCAATCAAAATGGAACAACTAGCCTACACGCTTCTTGGAGTTTTTATTGGACTTGGCTTGTCAGCATTCATCAGGCGCAAGGTCAATGAGGAAATCTACATTCGAGGACTCAACGATGGAGCGTGTTTGGTGATGCCGCACCTTGACGATGCAAGACAAGAAATTCAAACACTACACGAGGTAATGAACAATGAAGCAAAACACAAGACCGTACACTGATCTACTCATCAACGAGAGCGCGTTTGTGCAGTACATGAACGCCAATCGGTACGTCAAAATCACCGCAGCCATTGATGGCCCGTATCACAAAAGCACCAGCGAAAACTACGTTGTCGGCAGTCTGATTGCCATCGTGTTTGTGTTGGTTTTGATTGGGGGTGTTGTATGAGCGCAACATATCGCATCAGCATCTACAAAAAAGAAGATGGCGCGACCATCAGTGACAACATCTACACGCAAGAAGTTTCACAGAAATACTTGGATGCCAATCCTCAGATCATTCCAAACATCATTGCTGTGGTAAATTCATTGCCCCTTTCCCTAAACATTCTCCCTCCACTTAAGAAAGACTGACATGGCCTTAGTAGCAAAAGACAACGGAAGCAAAGACTTCAAAAAGGTTCCACAAGGAACACACATCGCACGATGCTATATGTTTGCCGACATGGGCGAACAAGTTACCGAATACAGCGCGGGTCAACACAAGGTTCGCATCCAATGGGAACTCCTCGGCCACGAACCCGATGGCACACCAATGACGATTGAAATTGACGGTGTAGAGAAGCAAATGATTATTGGCAAGACATACACCCTGTCTTTGGCTGAAACGTCTGCTCTACGCAAGGATTTGGAGTCTTGGCGCGGCATTCCATTCACAGCTTCACAGCTCGAAGGCTTTGAGTTGAAAAAGATCATGGGCGCTTACTGCATGGTCACAGTCACCCATACCGTCAAAGAGGGTCGCACATACGTCAACGTAGCTGGTGTCAAGCCTGTTTCACCAGAGTTCCGCGATAACAAGCCAGACCCTGTAAATGACGTGATCTACTTTGACATGACAGAACCAGATTGGGACGCATTCAACGCGCTTCCAGATTGGATTAAAGAGAGCGTTCGCAAGTCTCCTCAGTTCGCTGAGTTGCAGTCTTACAACATGGACGACTTGGACATTCCTTTCTAATCATGGCATCACTCTACGCTTTAACAAACGAGTTCCGTCAAACCATTGATGAAATGTTTGATGAAGACGGGGTGATGACACCTCGTTTCGAGGAACTGCACGAACAAATCAGCGATAAGCTGTCATCCATTGCCGCCTACATTCTGAATACGGAATTAGAGGCAGACCAAGCAACAGTCGTGATTAAACGAGTCACGGCATTGCGCGATGCCCATAAGAAAAAATCTGAGAGATTGAAGAAATACCTTGCAGACCACATGAAGGCTGTTGGTAGGACTGAAATCTTGGCAGATGATGGGTCATTCAAAGTGAAGCTCTACCTCAACCGCGACCAATCAGTTGTGATTGAGGCAGGTGCTCATTTCCCACCCGAACTTTGCGAAGACCCTAAGCCGCCAGAGCCTTCTAAGTCAAAAATCAAGCAAGCCTTGTTGGATGGCAAAGAAATCAAAGGCGCTTCAATCGTAAGCAAAGATCGACTCACAATCAAATAGGATACAACATGAAAAAAATCATTGCAGCCGCCCTCTTAGTAGCCTCTTTTGCAGCCGCAGCCTCTTGCCCTCAGTACGCTCCATATCGTTGCTACATGGGCATGAATGGCAAACAAATCTGTGGTTGCGGGGTCTAAGATGGGCGAGGAAAAACAACCCCTCACCGAAGCTCAAATGGATGACTTCAAAATGTATTCAGGCTTTGCTCTTAGCGGCATCCTGAGTTCAATTCCATTTGGCGTAAACGTAGACCCCGTTGCCGTTGCTCAAGCCGTGAAGAACACAGCCTTGGCAATGGTCGAGGCTCAAAAAGACATTACAGGACAGTAATCATGGCAACACAACGCATTTACTTGGTTGGTACACCAGACAACAAGATTCGATTGGTCAAGGCTGGAGTTCGCTCACAGGCTTTGTCTCATGTCGCAAATTCAATGCTCACAATTCGAGTTGCCTCACAGGACGACTTGGTTGAAGCCTTGAAAGGCGGCGTAGAGGTTGAGAACGCCCGTTCTCAAGACCAAATGGAAATTGACGACAAACAGTAAGTTTGACGGGGGAAAGCGGATTCAGACCTAGATGGCGAGTATCGGCCCTTCTCACTAGCGATACATCTTCTGTGCAGCGAGTACCCCACCTTTAAAAAGACACGACAATGAACATGACAACCATACTTGACAAGATCAAATCAAACCCCGATAAATTTTCAGATGAATTTCACACATGGATTCAAGACAACGAACCAATCTTCCATGCCTTCTGTACTGAGGCGTTAAAAGTCCACAACAGAGGACGCAAACACTATTCAGCTCGAACCATCGTTGAGTTTCTTCGTCATCACACGACATTGCAAGAAAAAGACGGAGTATTTAAAATCAACGACCACTGTGTTCCATACATGGCTCGTTTGTTCGACTTGATGTTTCCCCATGCCAGAGGGCTTTTTGAGTACCGTAAGCTCACTTTCCGCAGGGGTATGCCATGAGCGACCAAGACCTTGCAAACATCATTCTTCTCGCCGTTCTCGCGGCTGCATTTGATTGGTATTTTTGGGATTGAAATGACTACACGCCCCCTTCCAAAAGGGATTGAACTTGTCAAAAGCTATGAAGGCAACCGCAGGGAGGTTTCTGGCTGGAACGGGCGTATTCAAGACTCCGCAAGGGTGCGTGTCCAAATGTTTTGGCGTTGCACCACTTGCGGGGAATATTTCGACAACCTAGGCGAAGCAAAGGAACACAAAATTGGAAAGTCTTGTTAACCTTATCCTATTCATACTCAGTTGCTATGGCACTGGATTGGCAGTAGCGACATTGGCTATTGTTCTTCTGTGTCAAGATCAGCCTTAAACAAGGCTACTTCGGCTTCACGGCGGCGGACAAGACCTTTCAAGACCTTGCCGCCAGCCTTTGTCCATTGCATGAACGATTCAGCCGCAGCATCCCACTCGCCCCTGTTGATCTTCATCCGAATAGTAGACTTTTGAAAATTCCCAAGTCCGACATTGAAGGAAAACGCAACGCAAGCGTCGAATGCGCCTTGACGACCAGCAAGATTGGGAGCAAGTCTAAGAACACCACGCTCGAAAGATACGAGGTCATCTTTAAAAATCTTAACCAATTCATCCTTGCTCCAAACACGGTTGTGTTCAATCTTTAAGGGGTACTCAGACCGAATCATTGGAATATCAGCCGTTGTCTTGCCATTGGGCCTAAACAACGGATATTTGATTTGGTCTTGATAGATGACATGACCCCATCCAATTGTCCACATGGACGCGCTGCATTGGTAGGGCTTGTCCCTGTACCCCTCGAACTTGTGCATCAGCTCGATGCCCTTGTCACTGGTTTTCATTTCTTACCAATAGTGCGAGTACCGAACCAAAATCCAATGATGCCACCAAGCATGGACATTTCATCGGCGCTGAAAATCTCACTGGAAATGCGAATCAGGTCATCAACAGACGTGATGATAGCTGGATGAGTCCACACATACCAACCGATGCCAATGTTGATGGAAACCAGTTCTAAAACAAAGATATAAGTGATTGTGGGTCGTACAGTGCCAACGTAGGTCGAAACCCAACTTGCAGCCTTCTCCAGCACCTTTGCGTCATGCGCGTAAGCAGCCTGAGTCATGGCTGCTTCTGTCTGCATGGAGATTTGGTCTGAGCGAATTTCCTCAACCTTTGCTTGCGCAGCATAGCCACTTTCAAGCATCTTGAGTTCACGCTCGGTTTGCAGCGCGGCAAGTTTCAGCTCATGTGATTGGTCTTGTTTCGATTGGAAATAGTCAATCAGCTTTGGGAGCATGGACAGCAACAAGCCGCCTAGGGTCGAGAATAGAGATAGCATCATTCGCCTTTCAGTTGTTCAAGTTGTTTGATTTTCTTGTCTATTCTTTTCTCTGTTTCTTCCATACGTTTCTCGCGCTGCTCCATGCGGTTTTCCTTTTGAACCATTTTCATATACATACTGGAAAACACAGGAGTCAAGATGAGAAACCCAATCAAAATCAGGCAAGCCAACCCAAGCATCAATCTATAAAGGACTTTATCCATATCGCCCAAAGCTCGATGGCAAACACAAGGGACATGAATATTCCAAGCAAAAAGTCAATCAGCTTGTCGCTCTCGTTGCGGCGCTGTGATGACTCTCTTACTCTACGAATGCGGTCACGCTCTCGTCTTGCCTGTTGCTTCTCCTTCGCATTTTCATAGATTGCATGAAAGTTGTCCCACAGAGGGCCAAGTTGCGGAGGAACGTGAGCGCCGCGCATCATTCCACTGAGCTTCATATACGAGCCATCCAACTCGTGCTTAATCTGCGACAGTATGAGAATGTCCCTTGGGTCTGGTCTATCCATTGCATAGACCTCCTCTGATTTCGTATCGTATATTTCAGACAGTTCGCGGTGATGGTGATAGAAGTCACCTACGTTTTTGACGAACTGTTGGACAATTTCTGCTTCTGTCGGGATGTGCTTTACATACACATCCTTTTGCTTTGCCTGTGAAAGATTCGGTGTCCTAGCGTTTGATTCAATAGGCTGAGTTGGCTTTGGCTCAATCTTAGCGGTTCTGAATAAACCCTTGATGATAGACCACGCGCTTTTGACCTCATGGACAATCGCCTGAGCATCTTCCGCAGCTTTCTTGATTTTTTGTACTTGGACTTTGCCATCTGACAAAGCCTCGCAACAATACTGAATGCCCGTAAAGGCAGTCTGCATTGCATTGATTGCAATCCCAATGGAGATTGGGTCAAGCACATCACTTTTGCGTCATAAACATGAACAAGGCGCTGCCCATGCCAACCATGAGAACGCCAGCCACGGCAATCAAAATGCTCTCAATGCGCTTCAATCTGGCATTGCTGCCAGCAAATTGAAGGGCGACATTGGATTGCACACTGTCAAACTTCAATTCAATGTTCTGATAGCGAAGCGCACAGATTTCCTCATGGGCTGATAGTCGTGCTTCGGTCAATGGAGCGCGGGTCGTTGGCATTTCAGTTTCTCACGATGTTGTTCTTTACAAGCCAACCATTGAAAGTAGCAGACACAGAGGATTCTCCGCCAGTCGTGATGACGTTGTTGTAAATGTCAGACTTCTCTGGCACTTCAATCGTTGGGTTGTAAGGAAAGAATTGGTAATTGTTGGCAATGGTAATTTGAGCCGTGAGGTAGCTCACACCATTGATTCTGGTTCGGAATTTGGCAATAACGTTGTGAGAGCCCGTTGAGGCTCCAGCCGAGATTGAACCAGAGGAAAGACGAAGCGTGTAGCCAGCGGGGACTGTATATACAGCCGAGTTTGTGATGTTGTCGCCAGCCTTGATGAAGCCGTAAGTGTTTGTTGGGACACCAAGCAAAGCAACGCCAGTTCCAAGAGCAATGTCACCTTGAGGGCTGTCCGTCAACACGGTCATTGCGTTGATGCGAAGGTACTGCTTGGTCGATTGACGACCAGTTTGACCATTGAGCATCAGAATCTCTGATATGCCTTCATAGTTGGCGTCAAGACCTTCAATCAAGACAAGCTGCGTTGTATCAAGCGCAGATGTGCTGTATAG